TCGCCGGCGATCTAGCCGACAACGCATGGTTTGGAATGAGCACCCTAGAAAGGGACCATGAAAAGCCATATAAAATTCCTGCAGAAGCTCCTCATTGACATCGAGGAGCGGTGTTGCACTAGTACCCGGCGCGATCTTAAAACAATCGCGCTGCGGACGAACACTGAGGGTGAAAGTTTTCTCACAATCACCCTACCGTCCTTTGCAGATGGCCTTCATCAGGCCCTCTCTGCTGAGGTGGCAGATCCCTCCTACTGGCCGCAATTTAAGACCAGAGGTAAGCTCCCCGTACTATTGGGTGGGCTATTGGAACAGGTGTTCGACCGTGGTACTGGACGGTTACGTGAGGATTATAGCGTCGCGGCGATTCAATCCGTGCGCCAGATAACAATGGCGTTTGGTAAAATCAAAAAGGAGTGTTCTAATGAACGAATCCAGGCCGCGTACACGCAGTACGTCCTCACGGAGTACGATGTCCGCGTTGGTGATCAGTCTCGCAGCTCTTTGGATCTGCTGGACTTCGGTCGTATGGCTCGCCTCCTCTGGGGGCGTGTCTGTACCGATCTCGATTATTCCGTAAGGAACTATCAAACGGAGATCACCTTCAAGCATGGTAGTGGTGCCACTGCTGACGGCCTAATGGGCAATCAAAAGTGGGCACTGTCCGAATGGACAGACGAACTGGAACAGGTGTTCCCTTTCGCAAGGGTTCATCACTACAGTTTCGGGCAGTTTAAAGCCCGGCTTCCCATGCTGGATTATCGTAGCCCCGGCAACGAGCGACCTTCGAAAGTCACTCATGTGCCTAAAACGCTCAAGACCCCTAGAATTATTGCTGAAGAGCCGACCTGCATGATGTTTGTGCAGCAAGGTCTCCACGCGAAATTCATGGAGTATTACGCAAAAGATTTCTTTGCGCGTAACTTTATCTGTTACGAAAGCCAAGTCCCTAACCAGGAAATGGCCCGTATCGGCTCCCGTTTGGGAACCCTCGCCACCCTCGATTTGAAGGAAGCGTCAGATAGGGTCTCGAATCAGCTTGTTCTCGAACTGTTTCGCCCGTTCGGCCACCTTGCGGAGGCCGTCCAAGCTTGCAGGACGAAGAAGGCTAATGTACTTGGTAGCATTATTCCGCTTGCCAAGTTCGCGTCTATGGGGTCGGCGCTCACGTTCCCGGTCGAGGCCATGGTGTTTTGCACCCTGGTCTTTCTCGGTATACAGAAAGCGTTTAACCGCCCGTTGACCCGCAGAGATATTTCACTCTTTGTGGGCCAGGTACGCGTCTATGGGGATGATATTGTAGTCCCCACAGAATTTGTGCCATACGTGATGGACACATTGCAGCACTTCGGTGCTGTTGTGAATTCACGCAAGTCCTTCTGGACCGGTAGGTTCAGAGAGTCATGCGGAGAGGACTTCTATGCGGGGGCGTCCGTCAAGGTCGCCCGAGTCCGACAAGAGTTTCCTCTCTCACGTACAGATGGTGAAGAATTGCTTGCTACCGTTAGCCTGCGCAACCAGCT